AAATGATTCATCTGCCACCCAAGAGTACATAAGAGACTCCTTTGGAGAGTACTATGAAATGAAAAACTTGCCAAAGGTCAAAATAGTTTCTGAAATATAAAAAAATGAACCGATATGTGTCATATTTTCATATTTAGAAGGAAAAATGGTACTATGTGTGTATGCCAAAAGTAAAGATAGTTGAAGAAACTGACTACGGACTATACCTATGGGAAATGCCAGATGGAAGTATAGTCGCTGATGATGAAAAGAATTTTCTAAATATACCTGGAAAACGCGGTGACATGAGTAAGATTAAGATAATCACCGAAACAGTTAGATCCTTTGGTATTGAAGAGGGTAAGGCTGTATTCCTTTCTGGACACCGCAGAGTGACAGATGAAGAATATGAATATCAAAAGCAGCGCCTTGAGTGGGGATTAATCCCTGATGAACTAGATTATGGTGCCGCTAGAGATGAACTTATGAACTATAAAAAGGGACTTAGGTAATGCCAGCATCATATGTAGAAGACGATGATTCACAAGAAATCAACATAACTTCTTCCTCTGACTTTTTTAAATTTTCCTCGTCAAAAAGCGAAGGCATGGACCCATTTTTGCTTCCTGCTGAAGAACTTAAGGCATATAGAGGACTTTCTCCTAATTTTAAGAGAAAGACAACGAGAACAATACAAAAATATCATCAGGGCGTTACTGGAGTAAGATCTAAGAAGATTGAAGATCCAGACGTTACTGGATACGTTATGTTTGAGGCTGTAGAGCCTCCATACAACATGGACTATCTCGCTAAAGTTTATGAAGTTTCATCTCCCCACCATGCCGCAGTCGATGCCAAAGTTTCTAATATTGTAGGGCTTGGATACGACTTAATTGAAACTGATGAGACTAAAGACAAGATTGAAGAAATAGATGATACAGATCAAGATAAATTAAATTTTCTTAGAAGAAAAATAACTCGCGCTAAAACTCGTCTAAAGAAAGATATAGATAATTTAAATGAAGATGAGTCTTTTACAGAAACAATGAAAAAAATTCTTACTGATTATGATGCTACAGGAAATGGCTATATGGAAGTGGGTCGTAAGGTAGATGGAACTGTAGGCTACCTTGGACATATTCCTTCAGCAAATATGAGGGTAAGAAGAAATCGTGATGGATTTATCCAGATTGTAAATAATAAAATTGTCTTTTTCCGTAATTATGGAGATACATCTACCCCAGATCCATTAGGAAACGATCCTCGCCCCAACGAGGTACTTCATTTTAAGAAGTATACTCCTACAAATAATTACTATGGAGTGCCGGATATTATTCCTGCCCTGCAAGCACTAGCAGGCGACGAATTTGCGTCTAAGTTCAACCTTGACTATTTTGAGAATAAGGCGGTCCCACGCTACATTATTGTAGTTAAGGGTGCAAGACTTAGCGATGATTCACAAAGAAAACTTCTAGAGTTCTTCCAAACTGGACTTAAAGGTAAGAATCACAGATCACTTTATATTCCATTGCCAGCAGATGATGGAAACACTAAGGTAGAATTCAAGATGGAGCCAGTTGAGGCTGGCGTACAAGATTCCTCATTCAGAAACTACCGCCTTGAGAACCGTGATGAAATACTTATGGCGCACAGAGTTCCTGTGACTAAGGTGAGCATGGGTTCTGGCGTGTCTCTGGCGGCTGCAAGAGATGCAGATAAGAACTTCCGTGAACAGGTAACAAAACCCACCCAGGAGTACTTTGAGAAGAAGATTAATAAAATTGTTCGTGAGTTTACAGACATGTTTTCCCTTAAATTCAATGAACTTAGTCTTACTGATGAGGATACTCAATCTAAGATTGATGAAAGATATTTGAGAATGCAAGTTATTGTTCCAAACGAAGTAAGAGCAAAGAAGGGACTCCCAGCCCTTGATGGTGGGGATACTCCAATAGTTCTTAATGCTCGCGCAGCAGCAGAACAAACTACCCAGGCTACTGGGAATAGAAGAAGAGATCAGGAGCGTCAACAAAATCAGCCCGATATTGATGGAGAGGCAAGAAATCCACAGGGCGAAGGCAGATCTGTGCAATAATTGTGCATAAAATTTTGTATTAATCTGTCTAGTTGATAGAATTTATTTGAGATGGAAATAACTAAATCTTATTGGCATAGTGACGGCGACCGTATAAGTCTGTCCGTACCGTTCTTCAAAGTAGATGAAGAGCGCAGAATTGTTTCGGGATTTGCTACATTAGACAATGTAGATCGACACAATGATATTGTTGATGCAGATGCTTCTATTAAGGCATTTGAGACATTTCGGGGCAACCTCCGTGAAATGCATCAGCCAATTGCTGTTGGCAAAGTCACAAACTTTAGAGAAGAGCAATTTTACGATAAGTCAACTGGAAAATCATATCGTGGAGTGTTTGTAGATACATATGTCTCCAAGGGTGCCCAAGATACCTGGGAAAAGGTTCTTGATGGCACCCTCTCTGGATTTTCCATAGGCGGTAATATTACAAAGGTGGATCAAGTTCAAAAAGGCGATGACATGGTTCGTGTCATTAAAGAGTATGACCTTGTAGAACTTTCGCTTGTAGATAGTCCAGCAAATCAACTCGCTAATGTATTTTCTATACAAAAAGTAGATGACCAACTAGTTGCTACAGGAATTGCTACAGAAATTAAAATGGATAATATTTTCTGGTGCGAGACAGATCAAATAGCAGTAGCAAAAGATTCAGACTCCTCCGCCTGCCTTGTCTGTGATTCAGACATGACAAATATTGGCTGGGTAGAGTCTAACGACGTTGCTAAGAATCAAGAAATTGGTAAAGCAATAGATCGACATATTAAAAAGCATAGTCTTTCTGGATCAACTCCAGAAGAAATGCCTGAGCCAACAATAGCAAAGCAGGCAGATAATGAAACCAATATTGAAGGAGGTGCAGTAGAGAATATGGAAATTGAAAAAAGTGAAGAAGTTACAGAGATTGAAGAAACAACTGAAGAAGTTGTAGAAAAGGGAGCCGTAGTTGCAGAGGAAGCAACAGAGGCTGTTGAGGCTGTAGCAGAAGAAACCTCTCCAGAAGAGGAAGAGGTAGAAGAAGACTTAGAAAAGGCTGCAAACTCCGATGTTGAGGTTGAAGAACCCGACTTTGTTAAAATGTTGGAAGACCTCAAGACATTCTTCGGAGAAAACATCAGCAAGAGCGCAGAAGAGACTAAGGTGACCGTTGAAGAAATCACCAAGACTATCGACGCTCAAATTACAGAATTGGCTGAGAAGCACGATTCACTCAGCAAAGCAGTTCAGAATATCAAAAGTGCCATCGACACAATCGAAAAGCGCGTGGATTTGGTTGAAAATGAAACTGCTGTTAAGAAGTCCCAAGATCTGGATGGATCAAAGGAAGAAACAACAATAAGAAAAGGTATCTGGTCTGGCTCATTCCTCGGTGTCCGTGACCTATAAATACAAAAACTGAAAGGTAGGTGAAAAGCAGATATGAGTAACGAACTTTTACAAAAAGTAATCGACACGACTGAAGTTGGTGCAGGCGGTGGTGGCCTTTTAAAGCCAGAACAATCCAATCGCTTCATTGACTACATGTTCGATGCAACAATCTTGACAAGAGTCGCACGCACAATTCGTATGCGTTCCGATACAACAGAAATTGACAAGGTTGGAGTTGGCGAGAAGTTAATGGTTCTCGCTACAGAAGGTGCAAGCACAGGTCAAACAGACCGTGGAGCAACATTCACAAAGGTTTCTTTGACTACTAAGAAACTGCGCTTGGACTGGGAACTCTCAAGCGAATCACTTGAGGATAATATTGAAGGTGCCGATCTTGAAGATCACATTGCTCGCCTTATGGCAACACAGGCTGGTAACGATATTGAAGATCTCGCTATCAATGGTGACACAGCACTCACATCAGACAATCTTTACAAGGCATTTAATGGCTTCCGTAAGTTAGCCCTTAATGGTGGACAGGTTGTTGATGCAGGCGGTGCAACCATCAGCAAGGCAACATTCAATAGCGCACTCAAGGCTATGCCTCGCAAGTACAAGCAACGTCGTAACCAGTTGCGCTTCTTCACCGGAAGCAATCTGGTTCAAGACTACTTGTACAACCTCACAACAGTTGGATCTACTCCAGAAGATATCGCTTCAAGCATTCTTCGTGGAAATCCAGCCGCTCCTGAGGGCAATCCAGGTGGAGTAATTCCATTCGCTTTCGGTATTCCTGTCGTTGAGGTTCCCCTCATCGATGAGACTCGTACCGGAACTTACTCTGGAGCCACAGGGCAACATGGTGAGGTCCACTTGACATTCCCACAAAACTTCATTGTCGGCATCAAGCGTGACATTACAGTTTACCGTGAATTCAAGCCAAAGAAGGATACAATCGAATACACACTCTACATTCGTGTTGGTGTGGCAGTTGAGAATCTTGACTCTTTCGTAGTTGTCAAGAACGTCAAGGTTGCTTCCTGATAATAATTTAATAATTATAGTGCGGCAGGGAGGGATGTAAATCCCTCCCTTTCGCCTTTTCTGATATAATTGACTATAAGAGATAGGAGAATTATGTCTTTTTCTACAATGAAAGTTGGACAACTTAAAGAAGTTGCAGAGTATTTTGCCGTGGACCTAGAAAGTGCAAAGACCAAAAATGAAATTATGGCAGCACTAGAAGAAGAGGGTGTCACGTTCGAAATGTATGCTAAGTTTACAGAGGCTGAAACAGAGACTATTGATGTACCAGAAAAGAAAGCAAAAAAGGTCGCATCTGGAGATACAGTTTTAGTTAAGATGGATCGTGAAAACGCTAGATTTGAAATAAATGGCTTCACCTTCACAAGAGAGCATCCTTTTGTCGCTATGTCTGAAGAAGATGCAGATTTTATCTTTTCCATAGAAGAAGGATTTAGAATGGCTACTCCGCGAGAGGTGCAGGAATACTATAACTAAGAGGTGTGTTAATTGATAGAAGTATATGCTGGCAGTAGTACAAAAGTAAACGTTACAACCTATTTTAATGGAGAGCCTACTGAGCCAGTAGAAGCGCCTCAGGCTGTAGTTAAAGATGCTTCAACAAATACTATTCTTTTAGTAGACTATGCTGAACAAACTGACGATGAGTATGTTGGAGAGTATGAACTTCTTCTTCCAGCAAATGTAACCGCTATAGAAAGAATACTAAAGATAGAGTGGGAGTATCAAATTGGTGAAGAATACTTTAATTCTACTGAGTATATTTATGTAACAATACCTTATCTTACTGTTGATGAAATAATATTAGAGTTAGGATTTTCTCCATACCCAGAAGGTGCTAACTACCAACCGTTTGAAAAGATTCATGCAGCCGCGAGAACCGCAAGAATGATAATAAATAATTACTTGGGATTTTCTTTAACAGAGAATACAAATCCTGTAGTTGCTTATGGAACTAATGCTGATGTTCTTTCTCTTCCGCACCGTATCATAGAATTTAAAAAGTTGTATGAGAATGATCAATTAATAATTGATATCGATGAAGATATAAATAATTGGGGCGTAGAGTTAGAAATAACTGAAACAAATAATGCCCTCAGAGTCATTGCTAGTACAGCAGGAGAAGACATTCAGGAGAGCGAAAGATCTTTTATCTTAGATATAAATCCTGCAAAATTTAAAGACGGGTACAGGTATAAGGTAGAGGGTACTTTTGGCTACCAAGTTCTACCATTAGAGGTAAAGCAAGCCATGCTTTTGATTGTCAATGATCTATTATGTAATGATAGTATCTGGCGTTCAAAGTATGTGAAGAAGATGAATACTGGTCAAATGTCTGTAGAATTATCTTCACTCGCTTTCGCAGGAACTGGAAATGCTATTGCAGACGCTATACTACAAAAGTTTAAAATGATACAGTTGGTGATTATTTAGTGTATGGTTGCCTTCAAAGTTCCACACTTGTAATGACAGCAGATATTTATCAACAAATATCTGAACAAGATGAGAGTACAAACGCTATAACTAGAAGATGGGTATTGTTAAAGAATATACAATGCTCAATTGTTCCCATTAGAGAAAGTGGCGGAAGCGCAACATCAGATAACAAAACGTTTGGTAAAGAATACATAGAAGAATTAGAAGTAAAAATGTACACTCTAGAAAAATTAAGTAAAAGATGGAGAGTATCCTCAGTAAAAAACTTTAAAAATGAAGAGTTGTATACAGAGATAGACAGAGTATCTAATCCAAGTACTATATTTGAGGTATACGCATCTCATCCAATTTTTGATATCTTTGGAAACGTCCAGTACTTTGAGAATCATCTCAAGAGGACTCAGGTGCAATCAAATGATTAATGTTAGAGTGTCCCCCGCATCTTCTCAAAGATTATATGCAGAGATAGAAAATAAAATAGAAGGCATTAAAGAATTAAAAACTGTTAAATCAAAAAATGAAATAATGTCTGCTGAGTTCTCTTTATCCGCAATAAAATTTGTTAAAAGAACAAATCTTCTAGCAAGATCAGCAAAGAAGTCTTTTCATCATGTTTATGAATGGGGAGGCGCTGGAAACGAATCTTCAAGATTATTTAGAATAATTAAAAAACAAGAGGGGGCAGGAAATGCCTCTATATATTACAAGTTTAATAATTCTAAAAAGAATTCTCCAATTGCTCCAGCATTAACAACTCCTGGACGTAGTGGTAGAAAGGTTACAAAAAGTGGGATATTTAAAAGAAAAGCAGAAGTCATGGAAAATGGCAAACAGGTAAGTTTTATTACTTCTAGACATATTGCCTTCAGCCCAAAGTCAGGCGGGATACTATTTGTGCCTCCAGGGAAAACAATAACAATAAGAAACCCTGGCGGCAAGGCGACAACTGGTTCTTTTGAAAAACATTTTAGAAGTTGGTGGACCATAAACTTTGGAAACTCTTTAGATGAGGCTGGAGTTTTTAATAAATTAGAAAAAAATATTGCTAGGGCTTTAAGTAAAAAGGGTGCCGATAAAAATTCCGCAAGATTAGCAATCAAGTCTACTCTAGCCCCA